TGGTGGAACATTAACTAACGCTCTACATGTGCGAAACATAATACCAAAATCTGTAACGTTTGCAGAATTAAATAATGGAACAGTAGTAATTAATGAACATTCAGCAAACATAGCATTAAATGATGTAGCATTTATTGTATTGAATAATGGAATATTCTCAGTACGTAAGGCACTACAGTATTGAAACATACTAGAAAAGTTAGTTACACCACTGGTATTAAATATTGGTACTATTCTTAAATTAAAACAACCGGAATACATTCCTGATATGTTTGTTAATGCACTAGTAGTAATCAATGATGGTGCTACTTCCAATACTGAACATCCTTGAAACATACTAGATAATGATGGTGCTGATGAAAAATTATAATTAGGTACATAAGTTAACATTGAACATCCTTGCAACAGACTTGCGATCAGTGTTGCACTACTAGTATTTGTTGCACTTAAATTAGGAGCAGAAATAAGTGCTGTACAGGATTGAAATGCCGAACTCCAATCAGAAACAACAATATTACTATTGAATATAAAACTTTGTAGACTTTTCAATCCTAAAAATCTAGATGCCATGGTATAACCAGTACCAGTAGTATCAATTTGAATCTGTTCTAACATGTTCAGTGGAACAACACCTGCAACGAAGGTTGATCCACCACCATTCACATTAACTCTTAAATCTAACCATCGAGCCGAATATGCATTAATAATACCTGAAGTTGCAACATATTTTGTAGTAAAGTTGATCGAATTCAAAGTAGATATTGAATTAGTTTGTTTAATAGTAACCGCACTAGTTTTATAACCACGACTAGAAACTACTCCGGGTACACTACTATAAACATAATTATGTTGTGCGACAGGAGTAATAGTTGGGCCTGCTATACTGTCAACAGTTCCGTCACCCCAATCGATTTGAGGAGGATAATAATAACCACCATTTGCATTTTGAGTGCCTAATGGTGCTGTAAAGGCGACACCTTTAGCAAATGAAAGAGTATAACTTCGTGCACCAGTAATTCCACCAGGAGTACTACCTAGACTTAATGTATATGTTCCAGTACCACCAGTACCAGTTCCAAATGCAGTAATAGTTCCCCAACCACTAGTAGAAATAAGAGCCATACCCAATGAAATTGTACCACTAGTTATTGCTGTTACTGTTAATGTAGTACTAGTTGCAGTACCAGTAAACAATGCATTATTAACACTAGTAATAGTACCATATGATGTGCCACCACCAACATTACATCCTACACCTACCAATGGTTGTAATGTTGGATTTCTACTTGGACTAAGAATATTACCTGCAGTCTGGGTATCTCCACTAGATACAATAGCGCCATTCCACGTGGTACCGGATGTTACATCAATCGCTGGAACTCCAACAGTAACTGCAACATAATTGCTTGATTGGTCATATACTGCATAAATTCCAGTAGTATAATATGTATCAGTTACTGTAGGTAATGCCGTCCAATCACTAGGTCTTGTATATATTGACGGTGTCGCAGGTAGCGTAGGATTAGGTAATGGTTGCAGTATATCTCGGCGACCATTATTAATTCCTGTTTGACTAACAAGATTAATACTCATTACGCAATCTCCGAACCAAACAGACTAAATGAAACTGTTGCTGTTCCTGAATAAATTGTAACAACATCGGTAGTTGCAAGACTTACTCCGATTGTTAAAAACAATGTGTCATTAGCACTTACTACTGCATCATATACAATATATTGACTGGTCGCAAGAGCCGCACCTGCAGGACGCACTGCTACACGAACTGTAGTAGAAACACCTTGATTGCAAACACTTAATGTACTGCAAACTGCTGAAGTAGCAGCAGGTACTGTGTAAAGAGTTGTTGCTGTTGTTGCTGCTGGGATTACTTGTCCCAAAACCTTGTATGTATTTGCCATGTTAGGCTCCCATCATTAAAAATATTTGTTCATATCCAGTAGAGCCGCCACCGCCGCCGCCACCTGATTGTGCGACCCAAGAAAGATTTCCTGAACCGTTTGTTTGAAGCACATAACCTGCTGTGCCTCCTGTAATAACTACATTCGATACACTATTTAGATTAGTTACGCCCGAGACATTTAAAGTAGTTAATGTACCAACTGATGTAATGTTTGGTTGTGCTGAGTTAACAACAGTACCTGCAAAGTTTGCGTAGTTTGCATCATAACTTGGCAAGTTAATCCATTGTGTGTTGTAATCAGTACTATTGATTTTGCTGAGTACTTGACCACTTGTGCCACCAATTGCAACGCCAGGGCCTGCTGCACCAGTAGCACCAGTTGCTCCGGTGTTACCAGTAAGACCTTGAATACCTTGCACGCCTTGAATGCCTTGATCACCTTGTGGTCCCTGCAAGCCTTGACTGCCAGTGGGTCCAACATTACCAGTGGGTCCAACATTACCAGTCAGTCCTTGAATGCCTTGAATGCCTTGACTACCAGTGGGTCCAGTCGATCCTGTAGGACCAGTGTTACCAGTAATGCCTTGAATGCCTTGTGGGCCAATAGAACCAGTTGCACCAGTGTCGCCCTTAAGACCTTGAGTACCAGTAGCACCAGTTGGTCCCGTGTCGCCCTGTATACCTTGTGGGCCTTGAGTACCAGTAGCACCAGTTGGTCCAGTTGATCCTGTCAGTCCAGTATCACCTTTGATGCCTTGAATGCCAGTCGCACCAGTTGCACCAGTATCACCTTTGATGCCTTGAATGCCTTGAATGCCTTGTGATCCAGTAGCACCAGTAGGGCCTGTTGGTCCCGTGTCACCAGTAATGCCTTGAATGCCTTGTGGTCCCTGTGGACCTGTTGCTCCAGTGGGACCTGTGTCTCCAGTAATACCCTGAATGCCTTGACTTCCAGTTGGTCCCTGTGGACCTACTATCTGACCAACATTAATAAAAGTTGTGCCATCGTAGGTATAGAGATCGCCATTACTTTCAACAATGTAACTATCACCAGGCAAATTACCAACAGTTGGTAAATCTCCCGGAGTTGCAACAGTACCCTTAAGATTGACACCGGTACCAGCCGCGCCAGTGTCACCTTTATCACCTTGAATGCCCTGCGGGCCTTGATCTCCAGTGTCACCTTTAACTCCTTGCGGCCCCTGAATGCCCTGTGGGCCTTGTGAACCAGTAGAGCCTGTAAGACCAGTTTCACCTTGAATGCCTTGATCGCCTTTAAGACCTGTATCGCCTTTAAGACCTGTACTGCCTGTAGCACCTGTGTTACCAATGGGTCCCTGAATGCCTTGACTACCAGTACTGCCAGTAGCACCTGTGTCGCCCTTGATACCCTGAATGCCTTGATCACCCTGGGGTCCTTGTGGACCTGTACTACCAGTCAAACCAGTATCACCTTTAGCGCCAGTAGCGCCCGTGTCACCGATTAATCCTTGTGGTCCCTGAATGCCTTGATCGCCTTTAGCACCAGTTGCTCCTGTAGCACCAGTATCGCCTTTGATACCCTGAATGCCTTGAATGCCCTGTATACCAGTGTCGCCTTTGGCTCCTGCTGCACCTGTGTCGCCTTTGTCGCCTTTGAATCCCTGAACTCCCTGTTCGCCTTGAACACCACGCTCACCCTGAATACCCTGCACGCCTTGCGCGCCTTGTGGTCCCGTGTCTTTAGCAGTCCATGACAAGTTACCATTACCATCTGTTTGTAACACATAAGTTGATGAGCCACCAGTGATCTTGACGTTTGAGATATTGCTAGTCAATGATACTGCATGAACATTACTTAATTGACCACCGTCACCAGTTAAGTTACCACTGACACTGATACCATTGCCATCAGTTGAAATAGTCTGTGTACCAAGATAGATGGTGTTACCTGAAAGATACAAGTCTTTAAAGCGTTTAGTTGCACTACCTAGATTGTATGTTACATCAGTTGCTGGAACGATGTTACTATTAAAATTACCATTCAAGTAACTTGCAACATTGCTGTTACCATACTGTTCTGGCAATCCAGTTAGTTTACTACCGTTACCAATGAAATACTGAGCAGAAACATTACCAGAAACATTAAGACTGGATAGTGTACCAACGCTAGTTATGTTAGATTGATTGTTACCAGTAACAGTTACCGCAGTGTTTGCAGTTATGTTACCTATAGGACCAATAGCAACACGACTTAATACAACTTGTACGTTAGGTTGTGTGACAACATTAACTTGAACATTGCCGTTTTGAGTTACATTAACTTGATTAGCCATTAGTTTACAACTCCATCTGAAATTACTAAGAATAACAAGAAGATAACTTCATCATATGCAGGTTGATCTCCAAGTTGCGGGAAACTGATCTTTACTCGTCCAGTGAAACACACAGGATTGTTTGAATTGATGTTAAGTTCTGGATCACCGGCAATGATATCCCATGTGTTATCATCGATAGTCATTGTGAACTTACCTTTTGCATCAATGCGATTAGTGATTGGCATTGTAATTGCAGTAGGTGCAACACGATTAATTACCATCAATCCAGAACCATCAACTAGAGTTAATGTTTCCCCACCACTAGTTGCTGAGATTGTGAAAGTTGTTGCAGTGATTATTGTTTTTATATAATACGTAGTGTTTATTGCAACACCTCCAAACACTGTACCAGTAAATTGTACTGGTTGATTGATAAACAATTGCTTAGTGTCTAAACAAGAAAAAGTGTTTACGCTTGAACTAGAACTAATAATTGATGTGATTGGGGCAGGAAACGGATAATCAACGATATCGAAGTTCATACCAGTTCGGCTGTCATCAATATTGAGAATTTCTCTGCGAATGATTTGAGCATCAATGGTAGTGCCTGTCAAATCGATTGGGATTGTACTAGAACCAGTGTTCCATCCCGAGTTTGATTGACCTTGAGTTCCCCACTCAAAGTTCCAGAAGTCTTTCTGATTGTAAACAAGTTGTTGTGCTAAGATTTGATTGTCAAAGCCGGCAACCTGGTTAAGGGTATACTGAGTGAATTTCATGAAGTACCTTTCTGCTGTCTCGCATCCTGACGAAACTCAACTACCTCGCTGAGTTTCGTGTACGTGATAATGTATTTATGCTATGTCGTTAAATGGATACTATGCTAGTTGTTATAATAACATTACCGGGTTGACTTACACCATATCCGATCGCAGTATAGCCCGGTGAAAATCCACTGTTAGTAACCACAAGACTATTAGCCGAAGCCACATTGCTAGTTGTCATTGCATATGTGGTATTAATATTACTATAGATATAGGTATTGCTTGTTATATTATATGTCCCTGATTGAGGAATTGTTCCATCAGATGGCACTTTCATTACTACATTTCCGCTGTTAATGAAAATATTAGATCCGGTGTCACCAGTGATGCTAGTGATACCTATGTTACCTGCATCGATGAATCGGCGCTGATAAAGAATAGTAAATCCAGTAGTCATTTTAACAAAATCATTCTTTCCCATTTGAACATAAAGATTGCTAGCACTTGCAGGATCTGGATATATTTTAGTAATAGTGTTGCCACCTGTAATGATTCTACTTGCAGTAATGTTACCAGTAGTCGGGGAACCTGTCATTATGTATGTAGGAGATCCGGCATAAGTATTTGCCCCAGTAGAAAAGAAAGTAGTTCCTATTTGTACAGGTGCTGTTGGATATATTTTAACAGTACCCGAAACATATGCTTTAGTCCATGTTGCTGCACCATTTGAAGTATTCAATGCAACAATAAAACCATTGTCAATTACTACACTATTTGCAGTATATGTAGCAGTAAACTTACCAGCAGCAATTGGTACTCCATTACATAATGACATAGTGGTTGTGTCGAATGCAGCACTGATAGCAGCATTACCATTAGCAGGATAGAAATCTGTTTCCCATGTTTTTGTAGTATCAGTTATTTTGATAACATAACCAGGTCTTTGCAATTGTAATGGTCGAAATTGACTAGTACCGCTTACATATGCAATATTTGCTGTTTCTGATATTACAGACTGTGGTCCACCTATCATACCACTAGAAGATGCATTACTAAAATGAGTAAGTTGAATTCCTATGTTAGGACTTTTAAATACATAGACATAACTTGCTTTATTAATTGCGCTGGTGTTACCTTGATAGCCAGCGCCAAATGTTTGTGCAAAGGTACCGGTGTTAGATATGTTTCCAGTAACATCTAATCCACTGTTATAACTTATACCACTGTTCAGCACACCAGTAGTTGATACCTTAGCCACTGGATTACCTAGGGTATATTGACTTGCTGTACTATCAAAATAACTAAAACCGTATCCAGCACCATTGAATTGACCAATCCAATTACCAAAGAATGTTAAACTACCGGTATTAGTTTGTTGATGCAACGAACCTAACGTAGTAATTACAGGCATTAAGAATAGACTCCGCGTGATCCTAATACTGTGTAAGTACCGGCTGCAGTTTTAATAATGTTGAAATTGTACATTTCTTTTGAGTTAACAAATCCAGCAATAGGTGCTCCACCTAACCATTTTACAGATTGAGTTGTGCCGTCGATAGTTACTGTAGTAAGATAATAAGCAGGTGTTCCGTTAGTGACTAAGAATGCAAAAGTCATGCATTGATTGATTGCAATTACAGAATCAAATGAAGTTGCATTATCACCTCTGAAATTCACTGTAAAATTACTAGAACAATTGGTTGTAAAGTTAATAACACTTTGAGTTAATACATCAAATTGTATACCAGTTGCAAATGTAGCACCAGTTACTTTTTCCATTGCTCGTTGGATAGTTAAGTTACCAGAGACTGTATTATTTTTACTTGCTACAGTATCAGTACTTACATTATACGTATAATTTGCAGAACCACTAAAACTAATACCATTGTTATATTGAATGTATGTATTAGCACCACCTGGAGCATAACCTGAGGGTGCTATTACCCATGCAAGATTACCAGTACCATCAGTTTTCATCATGTAGTTTGCACTACCTCCACCAATCTTTAAGTTAGCAATATCATTGACAGTTGTTACTGTTCCATTGGATGTTAATGTATTGATGCCACCTGCTACATTATCATTGTTATATTGTATTGCCCCATTGACACCTTTTGGTACAGTTGTAGAAACAGTACCTGTATAAAATGTCATGTTAATTGGTGCAGGCGTAAAACTAATGTCGTTAGTTGTAACTATGACATTAGCCTGTACAGGTTCTATCGCAAAGTTTAAGTTTACATCACTCATATTAAATGTACCTTATAATCATTCCGATTGGTTCAATATTGACATCTGTTTTGCTATATGAATTTGTTCTAGTTACACTTAAACTAATAATCGCTAACAAACTTGTAGTACTATTCAATGGAATAGCCTGTCCGCCATTGATAGTTGCAGGTACATAAAGATAACCAGTACCACCGGTACCACTGACAATGCTAGTTGTCATACCAGTTGGAGGATTAGGAGTTGGTTGAGGACTTATAAGTGCTATGTCACTTAATGTAATATCCTCAGTTGTTGTTTGAATTGCGGGATATGATACAACAGTATTATACCATTTTACTGTGGTACTAAATGTCCATCCAGTAATATTAATTGGTGTTCCGGTTGAATCGGTGAATGCAAAGGGTAATGTATAACTCTCGCCAGTGTATACTTCGATGCATTGCATTTGCGTACCAGCAATTGTTACGACTTTTGATCCTGTTAGTAATAGACTCATTTTGTTTGTTCCTTATTGTATTTATAAATTTAATTATTTTGCTTAGTAGAGTAAGTGCCCATGCATACGTTAACATTCGCCCCAGGTGTTAAGCATCGTATGACTACCCCTATTTCTGTGTTAGAGACACTAGCACCAAACACGGTCGATGATACTGAATATGCTAATGGATATGGTACTACATTGCTCGTGGTTGTAATATCATAACTTTGTAATTGTGGCCATAATATTTGACCATCATGACCTTCTATTATATAAGTCGGAGATTGAAAATACGAAGTTATTTGTACAATTGTGTTAGGTGTATCAGTTGTAATGGTAAACATTCCAGATTCATATATACTGTCACCTTCGTTAAATGGATTAGTTGAAAGATCAAGTTTTGCTACTTTATACCATCCCAAAGTTCCCTCACTAAATTTTTGAAAATTTGCATTATTCGGTACATATGGTCCTGTACTATTTGCATTAAAACCATCTGCTGTACTACTAGTTCCTTGAGCAGGAGGATTTATATCACCACTGTAAGGTGGCACATTCATTGGTTGATTTCTAATAGAACTAGTAGTAGGATCAATAAACACACCATTTTGGTCAGCGATATCATAATAGATATATAACAATGGACCGAGACCTGAGCCGGGTGCAATTTTTTTAGCAGTAACTGCACCATCTTTGATTAAAGCAGTAAGAATTGAATCTGGTTGAATCAATCCAGAATCTACCCCACCCTTAATTATTCCACTTATGATAGAAGGAGCAAGCATTGCTGCACCAGCCCAAATTAATGGATTAGAACTTGCTGGACTTGGTTGACTACTTCCGCCTCCGCCTCCACCAGTTGTAGCAGTTGTAGTATTACGTGCTTTGATTGACCAATAATATGTTCCTGCAGGCAAATCATTGACTGAGATTGTAATCGTTTCACCATTAACAAATGCACGACCTGTGTTAGGTGTAACTGTTCTGTATAACTTGTATGTTGTTACATCAGTAGTCGTACCATAATAGAAGTCTAAGAACAATACAGTTCCTGTTGCTGGTACAGTTGCACTTACGGTAAAATGACCCATCTGACCATTCACTGTTGGAATTGTTACATTAGTTACAATCGGAGATCCTGGTGTACTGATCCATGCTGGATTAGGGATACCTGTGTTAGTTGCTGGTGTGTAGTCTTGAATCGAAATGTTTTCGTACACTTGATTGTTGTATTCTACAAGACTTAATCTTGCACCAAGACTTCCATCTTCACTCTTAACTTCAATAACTTGATCTACTCTAAACAGTTTATCAAGGTTAGACGGATTACTGTTGATTGGACCCCATCCATAGACTTCATGTGCTACACGAACTACATCACCTGCTTCAATCTGAATGCCGCTGTAATCCATTGTGAAGTTGATAATCAAGTCTTCACGTGACTGAATCAATCGACGAGTTGAAAGATATGTTGCTTGTACACTGTTGTTAATAAGAGGGAACTGTAACACAAGTCTGTTTGCTGGTTCATTAGGACTCATGTCAGCCGCTGGTAACAGCACATAAGTATAGTCTGTTTGATCCTTGATCTTACTATTAGGGAACTGACCTTCTATGCTATTATAACTGCTGTTCAAATCGACTGGATTAACGTCAACACCACCAATGATGTTACTGCTGTCAATGACAAACAGATTGGCATATGTTGTGTAGTCGAGATAACTACGGTTGATAACTACACTCCAACGTCCATTTACTTCATCCCACTTCAACCAACTATCGCAGGTGTCAACAAGTTGTTGCAGATTAGTTAAACATGCATTGTTGGTGTTCAATGGACCATTAATTGTATAACGTGCTTGAGTTGCAGTTCCGCCACCTACTGGTGTGTAAGTGATTAATTGATTACTGTAAGTATCTAAGTTTGCTAATGCTGCTGCATCAATATGATCGGTACCTACACCGCATCCATAACGAGAATTAACTAAGTAATCACCAATAACTGCTCCGGGGCTGGTCAATGAGTTTTGTAATTGAACTTTAAACTGTTCTAGACCAGTTGTACTTGCATCTTGATTATATATTATCTTAATGATTGCAAATGCTGTGTTACTCATTAGATGGTTGCTAGTCCAACGATTTGGTGTGCTGATTGCTGCATCACTCAACACTTCAATAGCAGTCTGTGTAGTATTAGTTGGATTGTTGCTACCATTGTTATAGTAGTAGATATACATCTTACCACTGATGTTGGTATTCTCAGTACCTGAACTATCAATCCATTTGATAACCTTAGTCTTGTCAACGCTGTCAAGAATCAGTTCTTTGTCACCCCACCATTGACGACCAAATGAGAATGTACCACTATCAGTCTTTTCACTCAGTGCCATGACATACCACATAGTAGTCAAGTCTGTGCTAATAACTGCATCAGTAATCGCTGGACTTACAAATGCTGTTCCGTAAACGACTGGTAGTTTGTTGTCAGTTGCTGGTGGAAATTGTACACGATTACCTAGGTTGTTTGCTGCGCTTGTGTCATTACCTGAAGTATTTGAACGATTACCGATCAATGTTGAGACTACATAACTGGCAAGCACACGAACACCAAAGTTAATTGCTGCTAGACCTACTACTGATGAAACTCCGATTGTTGCTGCGATATACGCGGCCGCTGCTGTAAATATCGGCATATTAAACTCCTTGATACCAAGTTTCTTCTGCTTTTCTATAGCCGAATTTGCCGTAATCTAAATCAGGGCTGTTTACCATCTTTGAGATTGTCCAGGTTCTTATTCTTCCTGAATCTGATAGTGATTGACCTAGGTCGTTGTACTTTGACAACAAGCGATATCCCGCACTTGTTCCTCTGAACTCTGGCTTCACCCAATAGGCTAATTCCTTCATTATACATAACTTAGTGTCCCATATTGATTGGTCGATCATTGCTAACATCATACCAACTGGCACATCTTCACGATATGCAATTAGTGCAAGTCCTTTACCGGCAAAGATATGTGCTAGTAGTTTTCTAATGTATTCTTCATCATCGCATTCGCTGAACAATGACACAGGAGTAGCATCGCGGTACTCCTTTAGCATCTCAATGATTACAGGCGTGTGGAATTTATTTGCTTCAATTATTTTCATTTGTTACCTTGACTTACTGTTGCAGTGAGAGTTACGCTGCTATCAGTTCCACTAGTATTTACTGTTTTGCCGAAGTCGAAATATGTATTGTCAAGTGCTTGCACCTTATCCATACTTACATCAGTAGGGTTATATTGTTTCCAACTACTAGTATTAGTCTTACGTCCACTGATGCGATTCTCAAGGATAGTTTTGTATGCGGAACAATTGATAGAAATAATGAAATTGTCAGTACTTCCTTGCAAATCTTCATGAATACTATAACTTGTGATAACGCCCTTGTATCTACGTACAGTGTTTACTAATGCGTAGTTGTTATCATAGAAACCACGATATATCTCAATTGTACTGCCCTTGATGCTAGTTCCAAGCACAAGATACATGTTCTCGCTAGTCAATCCGCTTAATGTCACAGTGGTATCACTACTAGTTACACGCAAATCTCGTTGCTGTGTACCAACCATCAACAAACCACCTAATGCAAGATAACTTACACCATCGATGACTTCAATTTTATAACTTGAACTGAATGTATGGACAGTGGTCGATCCATCTAAGTTAATGATAGTTAACTTGACAAACTCAGCATTATTAACGTAGGGAACATTATTTACTTGTGGGATACTAATCATGACAGATCACCAAAATACTCATAGAGATCGAATGAATTACTCCATTCAATCAATGCATTGCTTACAACTACACCATTGCTTACTACTGCTGCACCAGGAACTAGTTTGTATGTAGGCATATTAGGACAGAACATTGTAAACTTGCAAGCAGGTCCTACAGTGATACCAAGATTAGTGACAGTAGAAGGAATGATGTTAGGACGATTAGTTGTTACAGTTACAGTTGCACCTGCACCACGAACCACATCAGTTGTACTAGTAAATGGGTGAGTGATATTACCGATCTGAATTAAATCATTAGATGCAAACAACACTCTTGTACTTGCAACTGCAGGTAGATTGGTAAGAACCAATTGATTACCAACGAAACTCTGCACTCTAATAGTGTTTAATTGATTAGTTGTTGCACCACCTTGATACTTAAAGATCCAATTCATTGCAGTAACATCATTAAACCCGATTACTTCTGGGTAGATTCTGTCTAGTCTATCAACATCTTCCATGATAGCACGTGCTTCATTATAGCGCAAACTGCTAGGCATTGTTAATTTAAAACGCCATGGATTGAACGTTGGAGTAAGACTTGTCCTACTCAATTCGTTTCGTGTGTACTGTATACCTACAAGTTTTCTTCGATTGATATCGATGCCGTTGCATCTATTAATTATTGATTGTATGCTCATTTGTTCTTACCTTAGTTTGTATGGCAATTCTTTCTCTGCCATCTTGACACTACCAAGTAATGTCTTGCGATTTTCTGCAAAGAGTTGTGCTACTGATTTAGCATCAACTGCATTGACTGTATAATAATTATTGGTAACTGGGGGAGCAGATGCAGCACCAGTCATTGCACCACCATTTGGAATGATAGTTCCTGCTTGTTTAGGAATAAAGATTTCAGGACCATTCTCACCTACAATACTTGGAACGCCTACTGGGGGATCTCCGCCACCTGCAAATCCTAACATCTTTCCAATACTAGACAAGAAGCCGCCACCTCCGCCACTACTACCCATCATTTTCATAAGGTTCATTGCACTTGCTTTAAGTTCTATCTTAAGCATATCTTGGATTAATGAAGTAGTGAAGTCACCAAAACTGAACTTACCTGTTGTTACAAAATTGTCAATACTGCTGTTCAATGTACTGGTCATGTTGGTAAACATTTGCTCACCCTTCTTGGCTGCATTAGTAGAGTCATCCATGTATGAATTAAATGCTTTGCTCCAACCAGTCTCAAAACTTCTGCTCTTGTCAATCAATTCATTCTGTTTAGCAAGTACTGGATCATATGCTGCTTCAACTTGATGTAGTATTTCGATTTGTTCAAGCAATGGTAATTTGGCACCATTACCTAGCAATGCTTCGCGGCGTTTGACTTCTAATTTTGCTTCTGCTTGAATCTGTTGTTGAATACTAGCCATCTTTAGTTGATCACCAGTCATTGTCAATCCATTGATTTCGTTCTGAATCTTTAACACATCATCAGCAGCCTTGAATTCTAATTGACGACTAAACAATACTTTGGCTTGAACTTGCTCAGCCATCTTCAATTGTGTAGTCAATTCAGCAGTTTTACCTATTGTCTGACTAACGATTGTCAATTGATTACGCATGATAGTTAGTTGACCGGCATACTTTGCACTACCGTCTGGATCATTCCTCGACTGCACTTCCATTTTGCTAATTTCACCAACAAGTTTTTGAATTTCTTGCTGTTTTTTGGCTTGTTCATCATATGCAGCAAGTTTCTGTGTCTTTTCAATCTCACTTAAACCAATGATATCTGCTTGTAATTTCAAACGCTTTTCTGTTTGTGAGTTTGTTAATGTTTGAAGATCATATTGAATTCGTAATGCTTCTTCAGTGGCGGCTTGTTGATTCTTATCTTTGCCTGCAGGAAGTACAGGTTTGTCACCTGGTTTACCTGAATCACCTGCACCACCGCTCATTGCATCTTTGATTGCTTTACCATTTTTAACTGCTTCAGCAACACGCTTCTTTTCAGCGTCAGACATCTTGAAATATGCTTCTTGCTGCTCTTTAGGCATAGACATGATAGCATCTTCAAGTTTATGAATTTGCTTAAGTTGTTCGTCTTCACCTTTGTTAAGATCGCCACTATAGAATACTGCCATGGCTGCACCTGCTGCAATAGCAAATGGTGCTAGTCTGATCAATGCTGCACTTAACAATCCTGTTGCTGCTGACAATCCAGTAACTGCGGGTGCTGCTACTACCGCGGCTGCTCCTTCTGCTGCAATGCCTACTGTTGCTGCAACACTAGATTCTGCTAGTAATGCTTGTGCTGTTGCTAATTGACTTGTTTGAATCATCAACACACGGCGTGCTGCTGTAAGTTCTGCTGTTGCCAACAAATTACCTTCTTCGGCAACTGTTTCTGCTAATATTGCTCTTGCATTTGCTAGACTTGATTCTAAACTTGCTACTTTGGCACCGATACCTGCTGCACGAACTGCGGCATTCTGTGCTTGAACTACAGTGTTTGCTGCTAATGCTGTTGTTTCAGCACCTGCTGCAACTGTACTAAGACCAAGCATTGCAGCAAAGCCTTTGTATGCATCAGCAATCGCAGCAACACCCTTAATAACTATTGCACCAGTGATCAAAGCCATTGCACCTGCTAATAGTTCTGCGGCTTCTTTAGCATGACCGGATCCTTCAGACATACCATTAAAGAATTCAACAACTGGTGTAAGGATAACCATGAACTCACGCTTGACTGCAGCCGCTTGTTCTTCCATTTTTTTCATTGAAGTATCAAATGCTTCTACGCCCTTAGCAGCATCACCCATTGATCCTTTGACTTTATCAACACCTTCAACATAATCACCCCATGGTGTGCCCTTAGCGCCCTTACCAAGAATTTCCATTGATGCTGCAAGACTTGCTGCTGAACCCTTACCTGCTTCCATTGACTTAGCAATAGTAAGGAAGATTTGATCCATACTCTGACTACGTAAGTCTTTAGTTGTTACACCAAGATCAGCAAATGCATTCTTAACTTTAAGATTACCATCAGCGGCTTCTATTGCCTTCTGATTCAATGCAGTCATCATCTTACTCATATCACCTGCATCTTTACCTGCACGTGCAAAGCCTGCTTGCATCTCAAGTACTGTGCTGATGTTTAGACCAAATGCTTCACTCAAATCTTTAGTTTGTGCGGCTGCTTCACCAATCTTGTGAATGAACTCAATCATACCGATACCAACTAACGCAACAGCAAGACCTTCAGCCTTTTGCTTAATGCCTTCCATCTTTTCATTAAAATGTTGAATAGCATTGCTTGACTCACCAAAATTACTTGTAACTTGTTTTAGATGTTGATTGTTTAAATCATTAATCGACTTACTAAGGTTGTTAGTGTTGGTGGTTGCATTCTTAAGGTCTTGCTCGCCTTTTACTTGAATGTTTACTGTATAATTGTCTATTGCTGCCATGTTAGCCTTTACTTAAGTTGGATACCAGTTTGTTGAAATACATATTGACGAATAGCAGCAATCGCAGGATCAGTCATACCAATTGGTGCTTGTTCACTACCACGCATCTGACCATCACGAAAACTACGACCTTCATCAAGTACGTTAGCATATGGATAATTAGCCTTAATTTGATTGCCCTGCAGACTGGTGTTGCGTCTAGCATTGCCAGTCTTCACTGGAGTCTTCTTAGCAAACTCAGTGTATCCCACCTGTGCTAATTTCTGACTGTTCAGTGTTTGAGTCATCTTATTAAGTTTATCGCTAATGTTGCTCATTTGCTTTTTCCATTATTCCATGTAATTCATCAATCGAGAACGCATCACCTTGATTCATAATTGTACCATTGGCTTTGTGCATCTCATACTCATCATAAGTTGCAAGAACGTCTGTAACCATCAAATCAAATGTTGTTGCCTTGAGCGCAATCTCACTGGGCAACATTCCATATTGTTTTGCTAGTCTCCCTATTGTTATTAACTTGGCTGATTGCCAGTCTTTGGGGTTGATTTCTTGCTTAGTGACTTTCCCAGAATGTCACCTAACTTTATAATTGCTTGTGTCAGGATATCAATAGGCAAATCATTCTCATCATTCAACACAGGTTCGCCCTTGTCGTTGAGAATCATTGTCTTGATAAGTTTTTGTAGTCGTGCAAACTCACTGTTAGAGCGTGCGTTAAAGAAGTCAAAGTAAACAGTCATGCTTACTATGTCATATGTATAGAAGGTAACTGGTTCGCCGTATTCACTGACAAGTTCTTCACTGTCTAGTACGACTTCAATCAGTTGTGGGGTTGTTACGAAGTTTTCGATTTTCATTTGTTAAGCCTTTGGTTAAATTGTTATATGTATTTAGTCTTTGTTATCTTGACGATCTTCTACTATTTGGTTGATGATTGCAAGACGGAAAGAACTTTTTGCTTTAAGTTGTCTGATAGTGTTAGAAACATCATTGAGCATTGCTGCACCTTTTGCTTCATCACTGATAAGTGCTTGTAGTTTTTCGTCTGTAGACTTGAGCCAGACGTTATTTGTTCTGTTATCGTTCATTTGTTGATCTTTCAATTGTTAAAAAAGGGAACACCTTTTTACAGTGTTCCCTATCATCTATTCATTATGAGTAGATTAGGCTGCAGTACCAACAGTGAATGCACCATCAACTGCGACTTCAAGAGGAGTAACCCAAACAGGTGCTGTTGGGCTTGTCTTTGGAGCCAAGTTAGTGATGAAACCAGAACCACTGTAGTAGTGAGCGCCGGCTGCTGTACCATTCCAATAAACTTTGAATTCTAGAACTGCTTTGTTTGTTGAAAGGCTAGCGATTCCCAAGAATGCTGCTGAACCTGCTGTTGCTGTAGAATTACCGAAGTAAGCCTTGTCATCAACGACAACGTTAGTGCCGATCTTGTTATCTGCTGGTGTACTTAGTTTACGTTGATCCACATCACTGAAGTCAGTGTATGCGTAAACGCCAGTACTGTTAGTAATCGTCAAATCCTGAATGAACGGGATTGTGATTGTCTCTGCTGCATTTGCTAGGTTTGCACCTGTCAATGCGATTTGAATTACTGGCTGTGAGCCAGTTGTGTTAGTTGCGATACGTGCCATGAGTTTTCTCCTTGTTGTTGGCGTTATTGAAATTCGAGTCTTGTTAAACTAAATGTCCAGGTATATCTTTGTCGTTGTGTACCGTAGTTCAATACTTCTGCATAGTTACGTTGAAAGTAACCATTCATGAATGGTGTGTCAGTTCCTGGGAAGTTCTCAGTTACTAAGTTATTCACCATATCTCTTACTCTACCTAAGTTAGGATCCGTTTGGAAACTAATATAAGCAACGTAAAATTCGTCAGTTGCATTGTATACGTTACTACCAGTGGTCACTCCAAGTTGATTGGGAGTTCTATTGACAGTAGCAATATCGCTAATGTAAATTCCATAACGAACGATATCAGTATCATTAGCAAAGTCGGTACTACTAAAGACCGGTACATCCCAAGATTTAGGAATGTATGACCTCAACATAGTATAAACTTCTTTACCAGTGATATAGGGATCGTTGCGCTGTGTAACAAACATTAGAAAAATCTCCTGTCACCATTAAAGTAATCAACGTCAGCAGTCCAGTTTTCTTCTAGTTTTGTAGCAGGTCCGTTAGGTGAATTCTTATATAAGTCATAGAAGTTCATCAACTCTAATGCCTTAATCCACTCACGGTCACAACGATCTTTTGCAAAATCGTAGTTCATCTTGTCCACATCGTTCATGTTTGAAACCTCTGTTACGAGACTTTCATAGAACACTAGAACAGCGCCGAACGTATCTAATCTAATCAGTGTCTGATCATTTTTCATGAGTTGACTAGGATTAAAACTAGAGATAAGAGCGCCGTTTGGAAGATTAGAATAGTAGTAAGCCCCTAGAACGGTGTCACAATACTTGTTCCACCATCCAAACTCTAACTTGTAAAGCCACTCTTGTGAAGCGACTTTAAAGTACGGGTCCCAATCGATACCTAATGCAGCCGCTCTACGCTCCGCTGCCGGATCGTAAAAGGCAATGTCTTGCGCTGTTGCATTTGATATTCTTTGATAGGGTACTGACATATTTTATTCCTGAACTGTTTAAGATTAACCTTGAACGATGTTGATTGCGCCGCCACGACGAAGATCACCAACGCCAGAACCGAAGTAACCGACACCAGTTAGCCAATTTTGTAAGCCCCCTGGTACTTCCCCCAACTTAATTTCTAGACCTTGCTTCATAACTGTGAACAATGCTGAGTCACCGAAGTAACCACCAACTAGAACATCAGTTGCAGCAGCGCCAGCAACAGTACGGCTTGCACTTGACAAGAACGTTGTAGACATAACCATGCAACCGTAGATGTTTTCGATCTTACCGCTTGACAATAGTTCGTTACCCAATGCAGATAGGTTTGAACCACCTTGTTGAGAAACAGCACCACCAGTTAGTTCTGACAACAAACGAGTCATTGTAGAACCAGCAACACCATCATTACCATTGCTATCGATAACGATAACTGGCGCGCCTGGCATACGAGCGATTTTGAACTGTTGCTTGATCAAACGAACTGCTTCAGTAACTAAGTTGGTTGTGAAACCAGCAGTAGCGCCTGTCAATGCAGCACCAGATGGAAGCAATTCAATAGCACCAAGTTGCAAGATACGCTTGAAACCGTCTGCGCTTGTTGCGTAGAATGTGTTACCTGGAGTTGCTTTGAACGATGCCATTGCAGCAGTAACACGTTGATCAACCTTTTCAGCGAAAGAGTCACCAAGTTCAGCACCAAGAGTTGCTGCTAATTGGAAACTTGTTGTCCAACCCAAGAAGATGTCAAACGCAGTAGTTGCAACAGCAGGACTTGCAGTTACAGTTGTCTGTGTTAGAGCAGGGTTTTGAACCGTTGCGTTACCAGTACCCCATGGAGCAGTAGCGGGTGCTGATGCTGGGTTGAAGTCTTGATATGTAATTGGTGCAAAGTTAGGAACTAAGAATTGATTACCCTGTGTAGGTGTAACAACATTAGTCAAGTTAACTAGACCATTTGATTCGTGCATAGCACGTAATGCAAAATTTGCAATTGCGAATGTGAAGCCGTAGCCTTCACCAGAGTCACCGCCGAGAACGTAAGCCATAATATATCCTTTAAATTAAGTTGGCAATCAGAGTATTCTTTGACTTGAAGTTGACTGTGTTGCTGATACAGTTGTACCCTTCAATCCAACGTTTCTTCCTAGACCATTACGTGTAGCCCACTGATTAAAAGCAGCAGGGTCTTTCGAATAGTCCGGGACGCTATCTTGAGGCGCACCAGCAAAATTGCCTTGTCCAGGTCGTAAACCAGATCCAGAATTAGAGTTACTCTGTTTAAGAAGTTTCGGATTACCCGATGCAACTTCTTGTACTAATCCTTGAATCGTAAGTGGAGATCCATCCATACCATAACGCTCTTGACCTTTTGAGTTCATGATAGCGTAAGACCCGTCATTGTTCCATTGAATATTGTTCTTTACTTTTTGTAAAGCATAGTCAATCATATCAGGGTCAAACTTATCACCCATTGCTCGCTGAATATCACTATCTAAATCACGTTCACGAAGTGCTTGGTCCTTGCGGGCAAGATCAGATTGTAACTTATTGAATTGTTCATGCAAGTCAGTGTTAGTAACTCGTCCTTGAGTGCTTTGAGTAGTTTGTTTCTCTACTGGCTGTACGTTGCCAACGTTATTTTGTTGAGCAGTAGTTCGTGCTAAGAAACTTAACGCTGATTCTACTGATTCAAATTGCTGACCACTCGCATTGCTGAGGGCGTTCAGAATTGAACTAGTGGTGCTTTTACGAATTGCACCTGCATTTACTTGTTGCTCTTGACCTTCTAGATTTGCATCTGACTGGTTCGTAGTCTGGCTGTCGTTGCCAACGATAAATTTGTCCATTAAATTGTTCCTTGATTATGCGTAATCACCGTATGTGATAATGTATTTATACAAGTTATCTTCCTGTGTTTAAACCTGTAATCTGTACTGCGACTGCTTGTTGTGTGTAGTAACTTGGTCCCATTGGGGTGATAGGAGTACCTGGTCCACCTAACAATGTTGTATTGTTCTTGTCACCGATATCGTTTTCACTAGTATCTTCTTCACCATAGTCAGCAGCAAGTGGAATACTTCCTGTATCAGTGATAGAAACTTCTTCATCTTCTTCAATCATCAATTGCTTAGTAGGACTATCTACTAAACTATCAACGAATGCTTGCTGATATTCTGTAACATCTTCTGCTGGAGCCAACATGCCGATAATTTCACGAGTGATTAGATTCTTAATGATTTCATTATCACCGACTAATGCTGCTGCTTGGGTGATCAATGCCATTCTGTAATTGGTATCGTGTGCTTCATAGTCAGTGTTGTAAGAGACTTGTCCTGCCCAACGAACACCCATAAATCGTGCAGCAAACGTAAAGATCAATCCTTCTGTAACTTCCATAAGTCTTGCTTTACTTTTTGCTGTTCTATGTAGTTGCTTGCGTTCTTCAATGATAGACACACCACTTGCAACTTGGTTCTTGCTTTGACGCATACCACCTAAGCCGGTCAATGCTTCAATTTGTTCTAAGATATCTAGTTGTGCTTTGATAATCTTATCAACATCACCTGTGTCTACTGAAATTGCTTCTACTTGTCCGGCTAATGCACGAACGATTGCACCAGCGTGTACAGGGATACTAATACCCTTGTCAGCACGAATGATAGTGTGAGCAAACTGTAATGCAGTGTACTTTTCGCATTCTAGTTTATAATGTTCACGCATTGCATCACTTGCTGAGTCAATATCTGACACGCCTAAGTCCATCGTTCTTGGGTCTTTGCGACCATATGCAATGAATACTGGAATGCTCATGCCTGCAGGGAATTCACCAGTACCGATAAGTCTTGCTTCATTCTCCATTAACGATGATTCTTTAACGGATTTTGGCACTTCATAACTTTCCCAGTACGATGGCTTGTCTTGTGTACCTAAGTAATAGCACTTGAGATAATAGTGTTCAGCATCTTCCATCTCTTTTACTTTAACATACTTAAGGATAGGACGACCACCATAGAAGTCAAATTCCCAATCCCAAACATCGATAGGACTGATAGCGCAAGTGTAAGGACGACCTAATGAACCTTCACTTGCAGTTGGCATATCGACTGCTACCCAGCAATGACCAAAGATACTTGTAAGATCGCCTATTTGTTCCATGAAACTTGTCATACCACGAGTCTGAAGGTCTGAATCATTTACGAACAAATCGACCCAATCACAGTTCTCTGGATCAATGTACATACCTTCTGGAGTTGCAAATTTAAGATTACGCTTGACACCTGGTTCAAAGAGTACGTCATTGATAGTGTCAACAATGTAACGACAAACAGGTTGTGCTACAGTGTTCTTAATCAAGTCGTTCCACAATTGGCTGTCTTCACTTGGGCGCTTTTTACGCACTGATTGTTTAAAGACATAGCCACCAAGATATGCTTGCTGGTATCCTACCATTTGCATAATGATAGCGTCATAAATGCCGCTGCGTTCTAGTAGTTCGTTGTTTTTCATATTGCTTGATTCTCTTTAATGGCTATTTTGCCAGTGTTAGTCATGGTCATAGATGTATTTATACTTTGTATCTATTAAGGTTTATGCACACATTTGTCATTGTGTCTGCGTCCTACTACAGCAGGACTACCGTGATATCCACAGTGTATGCATGTTTGATAGTTAGCAGCGTTACGCCATGCAGTTCCTGCACGCCCTTTGCTTGTCATTACATCTGCTTTTTGCTGATGAGTACCTACATTAAGATGTGCAGGGTTAACACAATTGTAGTTGTCACAATCGTGGTACACTACTTTACCATCGATGTTATGTCCTTCCCATTGCATTCTTAGTCTATGAACAGTACGCATCTTACCATCGAATCTGAAAAAGCCATATCCAATGTTGTTCTTTGATGCTGTCCATAGTTCGCAGCCTGTTGCTGTGTCTTCTTTAACATGGCTAAAGAATAATGCTTTATAATAGTTTTCGTCTTGTTTCATTTGTTATTCCCATGTTTGGAAGTCTTCTTGTACTTCCCCGCCCATAATCTCTTCCCACGATGGTCCACCTGGATAGAGAGGACTGTCTGGCATATGACTTAATCCTGGCATGCCTAATCGTGCTTTTGCTGGATCCATACCTACATATTCTGTAAAGTTTGGTGTGTCGTGCGTAATTGGGAACAGATGATGTATTCCATAACGAATGCAGTCACCCAATCCGTCAATGTGTGCATACTTTTGATCAGTGTACTTTACTAATCGTTTGCGACTTGCATCTTCATAGTGATATGTTTGCAATGCTTCTAATAGGAACTTATCATCAGGTTTGACAACTAAGCCACCTCTTGCTATAAATGCATTACTAGTATTGTCAGTATCACTAATAAGAGGATTACTTTTCCTTGTATTAACAATTGTAAATCCATACTTCTCCATGATTGTTCTGTCTGTGACACCAAACTCACTTGTAGTGTCACGGTTAACTTGCGTACCACTCATGTCGATTACACTACTGATTCTACGCTTAGGAAAGTCCATACGTATTGCTTGTGCGATTCCTTCCGTTGAACAATCATTGATAGCGTAACTTTTAAGAATCTCAATGGTACCGTTTGGTGTGCCACTGTTCTTTACTTGTGCAACTGTAGCACACATCACACGCTTGTTAAAGTCATGAAATGTGTAAAGATCGTAACTGGTATCAACAATCTCTTTAGTGTACTTGTTCTTGTCCCATGCATAGTAGAACTGATCCGCAACGTTCTCAAAACTGCACATATAGTCTTGCTGAAACTTCAATGGACTGATGATACGTTTTTGTTCTTCAATGAACTGTTTGTTACCCGCACGCATTTGAATGTAATTGAAATGACGAACGATATATTTGTCAGGCATCTCTTTTGCCAATTGAAACATATCATACAATGGTCCTGCACCATTGGGCGTTGAGATCACGATTAGTCTACCGAATGTGTCTGGCTGGCCTACTGAAGGTCTAAGACGGTTTGTAATCTCTTGGAGTGTGTCTTGTGTGTACAAGGCCGCTTCGTCACATATCCAAATACCCGCGTTCAGGCCGCGGAGATTTTCTCTTTGCTCTGCACTCTTACATCTGATGAAAACACCGTTAGGAAATCTAATAGTCAACTCACTGTTGTTAATTTCCTTACCATCTACTAATCCAAAGTGTTTAATACAACTTCTTTTCAATGGCTCCCATATCAAAGACTTTATCATTGCGCCCGTTGGTGCCGAATATATGATATCTTTGCCCTTGTGGTAGCGAGGGTCACTAGCGAATATTGGAAGCGCAATCGCTGCCAAGAAAGTCTTCCCACTACCAACCGGCACTATATCAATCGAGTGCTTGTCTGTAGTGAGCCAATCTGCTAGAATCGTGTTCTGCTCGCCATACAACGGAATCTCAATTTGATTCATTTTTCCATTCTGATAATTCAATCGAAGGGAATGTGAATCCTACATTCATAGTCTGACCATTGCTAGTCACGTCTTGTTTAACTTCTTGCACGTCTTGTACAAGGTACTTTGCAAAGCCAAGAAGATATTTAGATACGAGTTCTTTATCTCCGGCTAGATGTGCTGCTACGATTTGTTCATTGATAAATTGATGAAAGTCTAAGCCAGACTGCACTTTAAAGTCATCAAGCATTTCAGTTGGGGTAATCTTGTTAGTTGAGCCTTTAGGACGTCCAGAGCCTGCTCTTGCACCACCTCTTGAAGGGGCTTTCTTGCGTGGGGCTTTCTTTGGTTTTTCTGATTGTTTTTCCGTTACTACTTCGACTTCTTTATCAGACCTTATGATGTTCTTCATACGATCTTGAATTGTAGGTGTTTCTGCTAGATCAAGCAAACTTTCCATGTTCTGATTCACTTCAGATTGATTATAATTAATCTTTTTAGACATAGATTTTCTCCCAGTCATCAGGATTGTCGGTTGGGTCCAATCCATCGTAAAGGGTTTTATCTGATTTATCTATCTTGCTGATGTAGCGTAGTTTACCGAACACTGTAGCAAGTTTTTGATTGTCTTTACTCCATTGTACGATAAGTTCTTTCATACGTTCTTTACCGAACATAATGTCCAGTTGTGTCTTGCAATCTTCTACGCTTGGATTGATGTCCCATTTACTATCTTTGATTGTTTCCATGAATCCAATGCAACTGTCAATCTCAATCTCAGTCATGTACTTGCTAAGTTCAACAGTCATGTGATTAAAATTAGGAATTCGATTGGTGTTGGGGCGATCAATTAAGCCTTTCATTGCAACGTTCCTTCAGTGTTTAGATGTTTTTCACGCAATAGTTCTAGGTCTTTTTCTTGTACTAATGATCCGATAAACTGATGTACTGTTCGTAGTCCTACAATCTTCATTTCGAACACATGTTGATTTTCTTCACTTAGTTCACTGATGTCGATGTCCATCAATTTGCAGATGTTTTCATTGATATCAAGCATTAGTGGTTGCAGACTGCACCATGTTACGCCGTCTGGTCCGTTCTGTAATACGTATCTGTTGTTCATTTCTTTTGATCTTTCTTAACTGGTTCTTTGTACCCGGCAGCATGAATAGCGGCTGCTTGCTTTTCTGCATCAGCACGGTTCTTGTACATCTTGCCGGTGTCTCCGTATCGGTAGAATGTTTCTCCACCTCTAGTAATTTTCTGAATTGGCATGTTTATTCCTCATCTAATAAATCGTCGGGAAGTTCTGGAAGTATCGCAGGCTTTCCTACACGGTCGAGGATTTCTTGTTCCTCTAGTCTATTTATCTCTTTGTCGTTTTTGCATATCAAACTATGCTTTGCGATTACTTCAGGATCATTCATGGGTTTACCGCAGTCAATGCATTTGTGTCCCACTAGTACCCATTTCTTTTGCTTCACAGCATAGATCGTAGTGATATGAGGTGGCGGGATTTCTTTAGGTGTAGGCATAGATTTCAGTTTGTTCCATTGTTTTGTGTCGTGAAGGGCTGTCAGCCGTTCAAAGCGCTGGGTGTTGTGTTGACCAGGCTTGTTGGTAATCCACTCAGTTTCAAAATCTGGTGGAGAATTTGGGGGTTTCTTAGATTGTTTTATGTAGCGAGCCATAAGAATACTTATGACTAACTGATTTTAGGAGTATAATTCTTCTTTATATAGATCCCGATATGCATGTCCGTCCCATTTGAGCATGATATCGTAAACATCTTTTCTTGTGTGCCAGACTACATTGTAATAGCCCGGCAAACACTTGCTTAGAGTGTTTTCTAGTTCTTCTATACTGAACTGTTTATCTTTTACGTGAAGTACTTGCATTTAATAACTCCTCAAGTATTGTGTCAAAATCAGTTGCATGACATGCTGCTGCCATGTCTGCTGCAAAGATAAAGTCATCTGTTACTGTATCAACTGGTTCTGTTGGTTCAAGCAGATGTTGATAAAGATCGATTTGATTCTGCAATTGCACCTTTGTTGGTGTAACTGGGTCGATCATTTCGTACATCTTGTTGTAGTTTTCTACTGGGATGTTGCCACCTGGTGTCTTAGCAATCTTTTCCATTAGATTTGTAATGTCGATTCGTGCTTTGACTTCACAGTTACCAACTACCGTGACAACAAAGATTTCCTCAACTGTAAGTGTTTGATCTTCACTGTTTCGTACTACACCAGATATAAACACTTGTTCTGCTCCATCTGGTAGTGGTGCCTTGTGTAGATGATATTCTTTCATTGAGTGCTCCAGACATTTTGTTGAAATAGAACTGGTTGTTTGTCACCGTTCTTTTGTAGTTCGATACCTGCTTCACTTGCTAAATCAGTGAATGTGTTAATCACAAACATCAAGTGAGTTACTTGAGTACTTGCCAGGTCTTGTTGTGTTCCATAAAGCAAATTGTTTATGGTTCCTGCTACGAATGAGCAAGGGCTGTTGTTGCGTTTGAATTGACTAGAATATGGTAACAACTTGTCTGGTGTTGTGTACCACTTAACAAACAACTTGTAGTCTGATTCCTTGCTCAGACTTAATTCATTCATGTACGATTGTACCTGGATAAGTTTAGCGATGAGCCAGTCTTTGTCTTCTTTTGCGATGGTGAAGTAATTGTTATTTGAATTAGTCACTTTTGTTTCATATTGTATGATGTACATTATACTCTCCTTGTATCATTTATTTAATACAAAGTGGGCAAAAACACCCTACAGGCTATGTTTTTTGGTGATTTGGGTATCTATAGCCAAAAAAAAGCACTGAACTATTTCAGTGCCTTTTCCCCGCTCACTACTTCGGGCTGTACAGCGATATACAGATAGATATTTACT